TTTCGCAGTCGGAAATGGCTGCCCGGCTTGGTCTGCACCAGACGACCATATCGCGGTTTGAGCGCGGGGAGCTGCCGACCGACAGGCGCACGCTGCTGGCGGCGCAGCTTCTCTTGGCGCAACAGGGGGGCGCAGCGTGACTGGCAGCTTCAAGCATACCGCGCCGCATAGCACGGCTGCGACCGCCCCCAACGCGCGCTCTTTACTGAAGTCCCGCGATGGGAACGGGCGCTGTGAAAGTGTTAACGGCGCTGTCCCTGCAATCCTCGACTTTCTCTGCGGTCCCGAAATGGCCGAACACCTTAAACGCGCGGTCCCTTCCCTGCCGCGCGAGGGCCGTGTCGAATCCTCTCCCGGCACGGCCCAACCTATCGCGGGGGCGGGGGAATGACGATCCGCGAATTGGCCTATCTCCGCACACCGGACCGCATTCGCGCCGCCCTTATCAATACGGTGGGTCATGCACCCCCGCTGGCGGTGATTGAGCGAGAATTATCCGCGATCTTGCAGCCGCGCCCGGATGGATATGGTGACGTAGGCGAGCCGACCGAAGGCGATGGTCTGTATTATGCCCCGCGCCGGAACCCGCATTATGTCGCGGCAGGGCACACCACGCTAGCAGCGAATTTCAAAGCGTCTAGGCCCGCCGAAAAGCCGCGCGTCTACAAAACGCCGCCGAATTACAGCCCGACCGTCGCAAGTGAGCGGCTGGTCGAGCAGGTTTGCGAGATGATGGGCTTGGACCCCGCTCGCATGATGGGGCCGACGCGCGTGAGGGTCTACGTCTACGCCCGCGCCATTGTCGCCAAGCTGCTGAAAGAGCGCAACCCCTCTGTCTACAGCTGCCCCCGCATCGCGGCCTGCATTGGCAGGAAGGACCACAGCACGGTCCTGAACCTGCTTTCCCAATTCGAGACCTACCTGCGCGTCCCAATCGTGCGGGAGACCTACGAAGCACTGTCCAATCCAAAGGAGAAAAGGAATGGCTACTGAGAAAGAACTACCGCCCGACATCGCGGGCTGGATGAAGGCAACAGGGGTGCGGCGCATCTACCTGTCGGAGGACGGCAACTGGTCCGTTTGGATTCCTGGCGCTGATTTTGTCGGGACTGGCCCGACATTTGAGGAGGCATTGAACGAGGCCCGGAGGATGGCGGCATGAATGTGAGCCTGACCCGCGCTCAAATTGAGCAAGTCGCCGCTCAGATCGCGCCCATGTGCGACGGTGACGAGCAGTTGCTTCAGGATATGCTGGAGGGCGAAACCGACCTTATCAGCGTCGCCTCGCGCATTCACGAACAGATCGCCCGCGACAATGAAATGCTCGTCGGCATTGCCGAGCGCAAGTCCGCGCTTGCTGGTCGTGAAAAGCGCATCAAGGACCGTGCCGCCAGCATGAAGGCCCAAATCGGGGCGCTGCTTCGTGCGGCTCGCCTGACCAAGCTGGAATTGCCGGAAGTCACCTATTCGGTGCGCGACGGCAAGCCGACGCTTGAAGTGGTCGATCCTTCGGCAGTTCCCGAGGATTACCTAACCTACAAGCCCACGGTCAACAAATCGCAGATCAATGCCGACTTCGCGCCCGGTGACGAATTGCCGAACTGGCTGACGGTGAAGCCCGCCAGCGATGTCGTGACGGGGAGGGTGAAATGACGGACACCGGCATCGTAAACATTCATGGGAAGCAATACCACACCGTTGCGAAGCGTGTGCAAGACTTCCGGCAGTCACACCCGACCTTCGGCCTCATTACGGAGGTTGCATTTCGGGACGGCAATCTCGTTGCCATGAAGGCGTCCATTCTTGACGAAACAGGGCGCGTCATTGCGACGGGTCATGCGGAAGAGGACCGGACCAAGGGCCAAATCAATCGCAGCAGTGCGCTTGAAAACGCCGAAACGTCGGCAATCGGTCGGGCCTTGGCTGCATTCGGCATCGGCGGGACCGAGTTCGCCAGCGCGAACGAAGTGCAAAACGCCATGCACCAGCAAGCCGAGCCGCCGCCCACGATCAATGAAGACGAGCGGTTGCAGCTTGTCGCCTTGTTTGAGGCGACCGGCACGAATGCAGCGCCCTATCTTGCCAAGGCCGCAAAGAACACGGGGCTTCCCGTGAAGGATTTGCGCGACCTACCCGCAAGCGAGTTCTGGCCGCTCAAGGAACACCTGGAATCCAAAAAGGCAAAGGAGCCTGCAAATGCTTAGACTGATGATCGCTGGCCGTTTGGGCCGTGACGCCGAATACAAGACGACCGCTAACAGCGAACTGTGCAGCTTTTCCGTCGCCGCCGATGTCGGTTTTGGCGACAACAAGCAGACCTACTGGGTGGACGTGACCAAGTGGGGGAAGGGCGCGCAGGGCCTTTCAGGCATCCTCAAAAAGGGATCGTCCGTGGCGGTGACGGGTGAACTGACCACCCGCGAACACAACGGCAAAACCTACCTTCAATGCCGTGCCGACGACGTGACCATCCTCGGCACGACGCCGCAGCGCGGGCAGCAGCCAACTCCCGCGCCCACCCCCGCTGGCGGCGGATACGACGACTTGGATGACGACATTCCGTTCTGACGCGGTGGGGCGCATTCCCCTCTTCCTCCCCGCTGGCAGGCCGGGGCCGCGTTGGAGCCTGCCACATTTTTTAGCGTTCGTCATTAAGCACGTTTCTTCGGGGAAAATAAACCATGCTGCCGCCGCGAAAGCCCAAACAGGCAAGGCGCGATAGTCGCTTTAGGTCGCAAAAGCACTGCACGTGGCTGCGCAAGGAATTTGCCTGCGCAATGTGCGGCTCGCTCTCCGGCGTTGAGGTCGCGCACGTCCGCATGGGCAGCGGCGCTGGCATGGGGCAAAAGCCCGACGACTGGCGTGCGGTCCCCCTCTGCGCCGACTGTCACCGTGGCGACCAGCACACGAAGATGGGCGAGCCGAAGTTTTGGGAGGCCTACGCCAAAGAGCATCGCCAAACCGTTTGGCAGCTTATCGACGCGCTTTGCGCCGCGTCCCCCGTGCGCCGTGAGATCGAGCAGCACAGGCGGGAGCAGGGCAATGGCTAAGGGTCACACGATCCGCCTCACAACGCCCCACAGCCGCAACAGGGCAGCCTACCTGTGCCAGCAAGCCCCGCACGGTCATATCGCCACCATAGCGGCTCCTACGCGGTCCTGTGAGCAGAATAGCAAGCTGTGGGCCATGCTGACGGACGTAAGCATGAGTAAGCCCCAAGGGCGGCGCATGACCCCCGAGCAATGGAAGTGCGTCTTCATGCAGGCCTGCGGGTGGGAGGTGCAATTCCTGGAGGGGTTGGACGGGCAACCGTTCCCGGCGGGTTTCCGCTCGTCCCGGATGACGGTCAAGCAAATGTCGGACCTCATCGAGTTTATCCAGTCCTACGGCGATCAGCACGGCGTGCGCTGGCAGGAGGCGAGCGAATGAGGCTGTCCCTCCCATATCCCCACAAAGCCCTATGGCCGAACGGCCGCCCGCATTGGGGCGCGAAGTCACGCGAGACGAAGAAGCATCGCCAATGGGCCTATATCGCCGCCAAGGCCGACGAATTGCCAGCTATTGGCGACGGGCAAATCCCGATCAAGATCGTAGTCTACGGGAAATCACGCGGCCCGTTGCCTGACGAGGACAATAGTTCTGCGGCAGCGAAAGCATATCTCGACGGAATCGCGGAGGCAATTGGCGTAAACGACCGCCATTTTTCTGCGCCCGTGATTGAGTTCTCCACAAATAGGGCGAGCAAGTTCGTTATTTATGTGGGGGAATGTGCTAGAACAAAAGCGGGCCGGAATGCCGTTGCGAGGCAAACCGACCCTGATCATCCAACGCTAAATGGGAGCGTCAAATGACTTTGATTCCGCTTACACTCGGATTCCGCCTTGCGCAAGCGCGAGGTGCCCAGTGAAGAAGCCTTCCCACATTCCGCTGTTCCCGGACAGCTATCACCGCGACACGACGCACCTCACGACCGAGGAGCATGGCGCTTACTTCCTGCTACTGATGGCGGCATGGGGAAGCGACGACTGCACCCTTCCCAATGACGAAAAACGGCTTGCCGCTTTGGCAAAGCTGCCCGTGGCGAAATGGCGCAAGATCGCGCCGACCGTCCTTGAATTCTGGACCATTGACAAGGGACGCATCCACCAGAAGCGGCTCCTGAAAGAGTGGCACTATGTCCGCGAAACGAGGAGCAAGCGCAAGGCTGCTGCCGACACCCGCTGGGGCAATACGGAGCAATCCAAATGCAATGCAAATGCATATTCAAATGGAATGCACCTAGGTGGAGGTGAAGGTGGTGGTGGCCTTTCCAGTGAGAGAGATAGGGGGGGTAGTGCTCGTTTAGAGGACGACGGCAATCCGTTTCGCGTTGTGAACGGAGGGTCCAATGACTGACCTGTTCACACCTCGCAACGCGCCGCGCCCCCTCCGACCGCACCAAGCCCGCGCAATGGACCTCCTTCGCCAATCCCTTGGAAAGGGAAACAGGCGGGTAGTCCTGCAAATGCCGACCGGAGCGGGAAAAACCCGCACGGCTGCCGAGATCGTCCTTGGCGCGCGAGAAAAGGGACGAACCGTGTGTTTCACCGCTCCCGCCGTAACGCTTATCAACCAGACCATTGAGGCGTTCGAGGGCGACGGCATCCGGGGCATCGGCGCAATCCAGGCGGACAATCCGCGCACCGATCGTTCGCAGCCCGTGCAAGTCGCATCCGTTCAAACGCTGGCACGGCGGGACTTGCCTGAAAGCGACATCGTGATCGTGGACGAGTGCCACTTGCAACACAAGGTCATTCGGGACTGGATCAAGGCCGAGCCTAGCAAGGTGTTCATCGGCCTGTCCGCTACGCCGTGGGCCAAGGGCATGGCGGACTATTGGGATGACCTCGTTCGCCCGGTGTCCATGCGCGAGCTGATCGACGCGGGCTGGCTTTCCGACTTCCGCGTGTTCGCCCCGTCGCATCCCGACCTTTCCGGCGTGAGCATGAGCAAGGGCGACTACGCCGTGGGCGAGTTGTCCGGCGTGATGCAGGAGGGGCGGCTGGTCGCGGACGTGGTGGAAACGTGGCTACAGCGCGCCCGTGGATTGCCGACGCTGGTGTTTGCCGTGGACCTCGCCCACGCGCAGCGGCTGCAGCAGGAGTTCGCACAAGCTGGGGTCCGCATGGGCTACTGCGAGGGCAACACCGACACGCCGGAGCGCGAATTGATGATCGCGCAAATGGCGCGGGGCGAGATTGCCGGGATTGTGAACGTCGGCACGCTGACAACCGGGTTTGATGCGGACGTTCGGTGTGTCGTCATGGCGCGTCCCACGAAGTCGGAAATGCTGTTCGTGCAGTGCATCGGTCGCGGCCTGCGGACTGCGCTGGGCAAGGACCATTGCTTGATACTGGACCACAGCGACAATCACGCGCGCCTCGGGTTCGTGACGGACATCGGCTATCCGGCCTTGTTGTCTGGCAAGGAAAAGCCCGAGCGCAAAAGGGAAGAACAACCCGAGCGGCTTCCGCGCGAGTGCCCGTCCTGCGGCGCGATCAAGGCCCGTGGCCCGTGCGGGGCGTGCGGGTTCGAGCCGACGCGGCAAAGCGAAATCGAGTTTGAGGAAGGTCAGCTAGAGGAAATCACCCCCAAGGCGAAACAGTCCGCCGCAACGATGCAGGACAAGGCGAAGTTCCATGCCGAGTTGCTCGGGCTGGCCCGTGAGCGCGGTTATGCGAAGGCCTGGGCTGCGCACAAATACCGCGAGAAGTTTGACGTGTGGCCTGTGGGCGAGGCGAAGCACGTCCTGGCGCACCCGCCGTCTGATGCCGTGCGTGCTTGGGTCAAGTCTCGCCAGATTGCCTTTGCCAAGGCGAAGGAGGCCCGCCGTGCGTAAGACGACCGACGCGGCGCGCGGCAAGTGGCGCGGTATCCTTCTCACACTCGGCATGGACGAGAAGTTCCTGCGCGGCCCGCGCGTTCACGGACCTTGCCCCATGTGCGGCGGGGACGACCGTTACAGGTGGGACAACAAGGGCGGGACCGGGAGTTTCATCTGCAACCAGTGTGGGGCCGGGGACGGCATCGAGTTGGTCAAGCGGTTCAAGGGCTGGGACTTCCGCACCGCTGCGGCGGAGGTGGACAAGATCGTGAAGAACGTCCGGCCCGAGCCTGTTCCGCAATCGGGGATTGACGAGGAAACGCGCGTCCAACTTTTGCGCGATCTTTACGGCAAGTCGAAGCCCTTGACCGCGACGGACCCGGCAGGGCGCTATTTGCTGGCGCGCATCCCGAGTGTCCGCGTGGACGCATTGACGGACCTCCGCTTTAGCCCGGTGGCCCCCGTCCCCGGCGGCGGGACGATGCCCGCTTTGCTCGCAATCGTGCGGGACGGGGCGAATGAGGGCGTGACTATTCACCGGACGTTCTTGGACGGACAGGGCGGCAAGGCGGATATGCCGAACCCGCGCGCGCTGATGCCTGGGCCGATTGTGTCGGGCAGCGCCGTTCGTCTTGGCGAAGCGGGCGAGGTGCTTGGCATTGCGGAGGGTATCGAGACGGCGCTTGCCGCGACCGCCCGCTTCCGCGTTCCGTGCTGGTCGGCAATCAATTCGACAATGCTTGCCAAATGGCAGCCCCCCGAGGGCGTGCGCAAGGTCATCGTGTTTGGCGACTGTGACACGAAGTTTGGCGGGCAGGCTGCGGCCTACACGCTCGCACACAAGCTGGCACGGACCCATGAGGTCGAGGTGAGGATACCGGGCCAACCGGGGACGGATTGGGCTGATGCTGCATGAAGATCGGACACGGCAACGCTCACTTCATCGCGGACGCTCACGACCCCAAGGTGACGGTCGAGCGGATGCGGGAAAAGTGGCGTGACGGAGACTACGGGAAACTGCGCCCCGACTTCGCGCAGGCATGGCTTAGGCAAGCAGGAAAGGTGAAGTGACATGGCGATTGATTTGAAGGCCCTGCTGGAGGCCTCAAGGGGCGACCAGTCGAAAAAAGTGACGGTCACGAAGCGTTGGCTGCGTGCGGTTCACGATGAATTGAAGGCGGCGCAAGACCGCCCGCAATACAGCGCGGACAACCCGCTTTTCGACCAGATTTTCGGAAAGGAAAGGTGAAGTGACATGGCGTGCAAGATGACGGAACGGAACATGAATAGCCTTGCCCATATGGCGAAGCATGGGGCGAAGTCGTGCGCGGGTTTCGTGGCGCGAAAAAACGGCTCCCTCGGCTCTGCCCGCGAAGCAGCAATCGCAGCCTTCACGCGCGGCTTCGACCAAGCGGCGGCTGAACTGATGGAGGGCGGGGATGTATAAGGGGGCTTCACAGAGCCTTCAGCGCAAGCACCGCGTCACGGAGCTTCGGCCCGCCCCATCAGCCTACGTCTGCGAAGACGACCTGATCCAGAGCGCGGCAAACATGGGTTTGCGCGATTGTGAAGATGAACGGCGGACGCTGCTCACCGAAAAGACTCGGCTTGAGAACGAACTAGTCGTTTCCAAGCGAGACCGCGACAAACAGCGCATCGAGGCCATCGGGCACAGGCTGGCCAATATCTCGGCACGGCTTGGGATGCTGAAGCGGCGACTGCACCAATTGCGCAATCAAGATCGACAGGAGGCCATGGTGGCGGCGACCAAGCAAATCGTCTCGGCAGAGACGTTTCAGCGGATCGTGGAGCGCGCCGAGGAAATCATCTTGGAGACCCCCAATGGCCCCGAATGAACCGACGCATGAGGACATCATCGCAGCCCGTGAGCGCGTCAAGACCATGCTCCCGCCGTCATTCAACACCGCAATTGATCGCGGGGACTTGGACGGGTTTCGCCTGTTCGAGCGGGCAATGCAGCAGCTAATCAAGGAAAGGGGTGAGTGATGGCACGACGCAACAGGACAAAGCGGCGCAAGCTTATGGACCCGCGCGAGGCTGGCGATCTGCCGACCCCCGAGCAGCTCAAGATGGGCGCTTACGAACGCAGGTTCATCACACACGCCGAAAGCAATACGAAGGCCATGGCTCACCGCTCTGCCCACGATCCGGTCAAGCGGTGGGAGCGGGATGGCAAGCTTACCGACCTCCAGGTTGCCACCATTGAGCGGATGCAAGCGCTCTGGCACAAGGTCTACGGCGAGCAGAAGCTTTGCGGCAGCTATGCCGAGCCGACCAGCCCATCGAACGAGAACGGCACGGAGCAGGCCGAGACGCGCCGCTTGGCATTGCGTGACGAACTGCGAGGCATTGAGGCGTATTTCGACGGGGTGCGGCAGTGGTATATGGTTTTTGAGCGCATCTGCCGGTTCGGTATGTCGCCGCAGGAGGTCTGCGGGGATCGGGAGCGGGCGCTGACGACCGTGCGGTTT